GGGGGGGGGGGGGATGGTACGTTTGGCACGCTGATAGCGAAGGTGCAAACTTTAGAAGAGCAATGAATGAAGCTGGTATAATGGTAAAACAATGTTTAATATGGGTAAAAAATTCTATGGTTATGGGCAGACAAGATTATCAATGGAAACACGAACCTTGTTTATATGGATGGAAAGAAGGTGCAGCTCATAGTTGGTATTCAGATAGAAAACAAACTACAATATTAGAGTTTAATAGACCAAGTAGGAATGCTGAGCACCCTACAATGAAACCAATTGAATTAATATCATATCAAATAAATAATAGTTCTAAACAAGGGGATATTGTCGCAGATGCTTTTTTAGGTAGTGGAACAACAATGGTAGCATCACATCAAACTAATAGAATTTGTTATGGTATGGAATTAGACCCTAAGTATTGCCAAGTTATTATTGACCGAATGAAAAAGTTAGACCCAAGCTTGGTAATCAAGAAGAACGGAGTACCTTTGTAAAAAGTGAGAAAAAAGAGAGATTATGGCAAACGAGCAAAATTTAGTACCATTTGAAAAAGGCAAACCTGGTGGACCAGGAAGACCTAAAGGAGTGCCTAATAGCAAGACCCGTTTACTACGTTTATTAGAATTAGTTCAAACTAAGACTAACCCAATAACAGGCGAGAAAGAAGAATTTAGCGTAGCGGAGCAATTAGACTTAGTTGTATTACAAAAGGCATTTAAGGGCGATTTAAAAGCTTATAAAGAACTAATGGATAGATTAGAAGGCAGAGCAAAACAATCTACCGAAGTTGAAATAAGTGGGGGAATGACAATTAATTGGGAAGAGAAAAAAACTTATGTAAACAATAGCAGTTTGTAAAGCTATTGCTTGACAAAAAAATAAAAAAGTAAAGTCATTACTTGACAATTATGGAATTATCCATTAAACAAACTGTTGCCTTAGATTTACTTGAGGACAAAACAACAAACGAAATACTTTACGGAGGCAGTGCCGGAGGTGGCAAATCTATATTGGGTTGCTATTGGCAATTAAAGCAGAGGTTAAAATATGCGGGTACTCGTGGTCTTATTGGTCGTGCCGTATTAAAAACACTAAAAGAAACTACCCTTATTTCGTTCTTTCAGGTAGCTAAAATGCAAGGATTGGATGCGGGTAAGCATTATAAGTACAACGCACAAACAAGCCAAATAGAGTTCTTTAATGGTTCAACAATACTATTCAAAGACCTTTATTCTTACCCGAGCGACCCAAACTTTGATGAATTAGGTTCGCTAGAGATTACCGATGTATTTATTGATGAGGCAAACCAAGTAGAAGACAAAGCAAGGAACATTATTAAATCAAGAATAAGATTTCAATTAGATGAAAACGATTTAGTGCCTAAAATTCTTTACACTTGTAACCCTGCAAAGAATTGGACTTACTCCGAGTTTTATAAACCACAAGCAGACGGCTCAATAGCAAACAATAAAAGATTTATCGCTTCATTAGTAGATGATAACCCGTTTATATCAAGACACTATAAAGAAAACCTTTTAACCCTTGATACGGTTAGTAAAGAGCGTTTACTTTATGGAAATTGGGAATATTCAAATGACCCAGCTCAACTTATAGATTATGAAAAAATACTTGATTGCTTTTCTAGCAGCTTTGTACCTAGTGGTGGAAAGTATATTAGTGCTGACATTGCTCGTTTTGGTAGTGATAGCACTGTCATTGGCGTATGGGATGGATTCCGTGTCCGATTTCATCAATATAATGGCAAATCGGTTGTGGAAGTGGCTGACATTATTAAAAAGTTCCAACAAGAGCACCAAGTTCCTACATCGCAAATTGTAATCGATTCCGATGGGGTAGGTGGCGGAGTAGCAGATATCCTTAGGGGTTGCAAGAACTTTGTAAACAATAGTTCTCCATTAGAAAACCCAATAACCCGACAAAAGGAAAACTTTGACAACCTAAAAAGCCAATGTTATTTTAAGTTAGCCGAAATGATAAACGACGGAAAGATTTACATAAACGCAGATGGAACGCAAAAGCAAAAAATTATAGAGGAGTTAGAACAAGTAAAACAAAAAGCAGTAGATAACGACCAAAAGAAAGGTATTATTCCAAAAGATAAAGTCAAGGCTTTAATAGGTCGTTCACCCGATTTTAGTGATACCTTAGCAATGCGTATGATTTTTGAATATACACCTAAATTCGTTCTGTCAGTTTATTAGGATAAAATAAGTAACTTTGACTTTAAATGTACATATATGGGATTATTTGATTTTCTATTAAAAGCAAAATCACCAACATCTAAACCCCTACAATCAGTTTTACCTTCACGAGGACCATTAGGGTCAATGGTAAGTATTGAAAGGGGTATTGTTACGTGGCAAGGGGCTGATGCACAAAGTTACGTTAATGATGGCTATGTAGGCAATGATATTGTTTATTCAATCGTTAAATTAATTACTGAGAAAGCAAAGGTTGCTCCTTTCCACGTTTATAAAGAAATAGACCCAATTGCTGCTAAAAAATACAAAGCGTTATTAGCAAGTCCCGATAAGATTACAAATTGGAAGGAAATGCAACAATTGCACGCTAAGGCTTTTGAGATGTACGATGGAGATACTAGATTAAATGAATTATTAAAATATCCAAATGAAGAGGACACCTGGTCCGATTTAGTAGAACAATGGTGTGCGTTTAAATTAATCACCGGCAATTCATTTATTTATGGAAAACTTATTGAAGCAGGAGCAAACAAAAACAAGCCATTTGAATTGTACGCACTCCCAAGTCAGTTTATGGCAGTCAAAGCCGATGTGGAAGTATTCCCTCCAGTTAGAGTCGGCTATCAACTTTATTACGGTAAATTATGGTCTTTCGATACAAAAGAAATCTTACACGACAAATATTTCAACCCTCAATGGAATATCACAGGTAATCAATTATATGGACAATCCCCGTTAAAAGCAGCTTCCAAGACTTTAACTCGTTCCAACGAGGCAAAAACTGCTGCGGTTAGTGCGTTCCAAAATGGTGGACCTGCTGGCGTTTTATTTATGAATGACGATAGATTTGACCCAATAAGCGGAGGATACCAAGCTGCGGAATTAAAGAAATCAGTTAGCGAAAAGGCGGGAAGTCAAAACTTTAACCAAATAGCGGTTAGTGGTTATAAAGTAGATTGGAAAGAGATAGGACTTTCTCCTGTTGAATTAGGAATCATTGAGAGTGAAAAGTGGGATATGGTTGCCCTTTGTAATATTTACGGAGTGCCTAGTCAACTTTTAAATGATGGTGCTAATAAAACATATAACAATCAAATAGAAGGCGAAAAAGCATTAACAGTACGTTGTGCTATTCCTTTATTGATTTCGTTAAGGGATAACTTTAATCGTAAAATTCACACAGATTGGGGTTATAAAGGCGAAAACGTTTATATTGACTTTGATATATCAGTATATAGAGAATTGGATGCTAATAAGAACGAGCAAGTAGATTGGTTAGACAAAGCGTGGTGGTTAAGTCCTAAACAAAAGTATGAGGAAATGGGTATAGAAATTCCTGATTACTTAGACCAAGCAGAATTAGAGAAAATTTATATTCCTAATAACATAACCCCAAATGACGGATTTGAACCAATACAACCACCAAAAAATCTAGACGAACTTTTAAATAATAAATAATGACAAACGATTTAGAAAAGGAAATAAGCCAATTAGAAACTCAATTCAAAGAATTAAAAGCATTTAATGATATTGAAATGCAAGAGCCTATTGAGCAAGTAGAACCAACAAACGAGCCAAACGAAGCAACTCCACAAGATAACTTTGCAGACTTTATAAGTTATTTAAAGTCAGCATTTGACCAAGCGGTTGTATGGCATCATCAAACTACATCTCATTCAATGCACAAAGCATTAAATAATTTTTACGATGAAATTTTAGAATTAAGTGACGGCTTAATAGAAAGCGTAAGCGGTATTTATGGACGTCCAATAGATTATGCTATTGTTCAGCCTATGAATTATGAAAGTCCTGAACAAGTAACGGCATATTTCCAAGCGTGTTATGCACAAATTCAAGAAGATAGACAAACGATTTACCAAGAGACTTGGATTCAAAACCAAGTAGATGATATTGCGACATTATTCGCAGAAACTTTATACTTACTTTCATTAAATAAATAATGAACAGCCAATACAAGAAATTGTATGCTCAAGGACTTAAGACGTATTCACCCAAGTTTAAGCAAGAACTGCAAAACCAAGTGGATACGTTTTGTCGTACACAGGATTTAAACGAAATCAGCTCGGATGGCTTAAAAAAGACCATTTACTCGTTACATATAGCAATGGGTACTAAAACGGCTGAAATGTCCTACAAAAGCCTAAAAAAGGGCAAGAAATCGATTATACCAATAGAGCATAAAGGTTTTTTGACTGATTTATGGCAAAATGTAATAAAAAGGTATTTAGACCTTAAAGGGTTAAGCGAATTAGTTGAAGAAATAACGAATACGACCAAAGAACAAATACAAAGATTTTTAAAGAAAGGTATTTTAGAAGGCAAGACATTACAAGACACGATTAAAGAATTAAAGACTGCCGGAATAACTGATTACCGAGCCGAATTAATAGCAAGGACCGAAACAGGCAGAGCAGCAAATGTAGGCTCAATGGTTGGAGCAGTTTCTACCGGCTTAAAAACAAATAAAATTTGGATAAGCACTTTAGATAATCGTACAAGAAGAATCCCGCCGGATAAAACAGACCATTTGCACATGAATAGAATTGAAGTGCCAATGGATGAAAGATTTGAGGTTTACGGAACGGAAGGAACGGAGTTAATGCTTCATCCTTGCGACCCGACTGCAAGTGCGGCTAATACTTGTAATTGCAGATGCACAATAGGTTATAAAGTAGTAAAAGATAACGACGGGAATTATGTTACTTACGACCAACAACCGCCAAAAGGTGATATAGGTCAAATATGGAATTTATTAACCGACAATCACAATAACGACATATACACGCAAATAGTTAATGCATTGCAATAAAAAATATAACTTTGTTCTATGGCAAAAATTCAATTAAAAGATATTAACGATTCAATATTAGATGTTAGTCCAAAAACTAGAACAGTGAAAGCCGTTTGGTCAAGGATGAACAATATTGATTTGGATGGAGATATAATTGTCCCTGAAGCGTTTACTAAAACAATTCAAGAACGTGGTCCTAAGGCAAAGAATATGATTTTTTCTTTAATAGACCACAAAGCAGATATGCATCACGTAATCGGTAAGCCTAAAGAGCTTTACGTTGACGGGGATAAATTAGTAGCGGTTACCGAAATAGTCCCAACACATGCTGGGGAAGATATTATTAAACTTTACGATGCGGGATTAATTAACCAACATTCAATTGGGTTTTCTACTATTAAGGCTAACGAATCTAAAAACGGAATTAGAACCATTAGTGAATTAAAACTTTACGAAGGTTCAGCAGTTCTTTGGGGAGCAAATCCCGAAACACCAACATTAGGATTTAAAAGTGAAGAAACATTATCTTTGCGTTTAGACGTTCTATTGAAAGCGATAAGTAAAGGTAAATATACCGATAACACTTTCAAAGCAATGGAACTTGAAATAAAGAGAATACAGGATATTCTAGTTAACAACACTCAACCCGCAGCCGCAGTTGAGCCGAGAGTTGATGAGAATGCTGAAGTTCTCAAAGCAATAAAACAATTTAACAATCTATTTAAAAAGTAAAAATGGAAAATTTAGAATTAATCAATGAAATGGCTGAGAACGTAAAAGGCTTAAAAGCTGACGTTACTGCTAACATTGACGCTGTAAAAAGCGAAATCAAAGTCGTAAAAGACGAAATGCAAAAGCAATTTGATGCTGCAACTGCTGCTCAAAAGAAAGCTGAAACAAACGAAGTAAAGTCTTTATCTCAATTAGTTGAGGAGAAGATGGAAGGTCGTATGGACGAAATGGAATCAACTTTGAAAAAAGGTGGTAAGTTCCGTTTAGAAATGCCAGAGGCTAAAACAATGACTATTACGGGTAACGTAACAGGAGACCCTGTAATGACTTACTCTCCAAGACAAGCCTTACAACCGGCTCAATTAGTTAACTTCCGTGATTTAGTACCAACTGTACGTTCTGCAACTGGTCTTTACACATTCTTTAAAGAGAATACAGGTGAAACAAACAACATCGCTATTCAAACTGAAGGTTCAGTTAAAGGTTCAAACGACTACAACTTGACTGAAACTAAAATGGTTAACTCTTACATCGCAGGTTTCTCTCGTTTCTCTAAGCAAATGATGAGAAGTTTACCTTTCTTATCTCAAACTTTACCGAGATTATTACAAAGAGATTTCTTCAAATCAGAGAACGCAAGTTTCTTTAGCACTGTTTCAAGCGCTGCAACTGGTGTAACTACAATGACTGAAACTGTTGACTTAAAGCAATTGGTACAATTAATCGCTAACCAAAAAGCTGCAAACTTTAACCCTTCTTTCATCTTAGTATCTCCTGCTCAACAAGCTCGTATTTTGATTGATACAATCAATAGCGGTTACTACGTTGGCTCAGGTAGCGTACAAGTTGGAACAGGTGGAGACATCACAATTTGGGGTGTTCCTGTAGTTTCTGCAACTTGGGTTACTGATAACAAAGCATTGGTAATTGATGCTGACTACATCGAAAGAATCGAAGTAGAAGGAATTGCAATCGAGTTCGCTTATGAGGATAGCGATAACTTCCAAAAGAACTTAATTACTGCTAGAATTGAGTGCTACGAAGCAATTAACCTAATGCTTCCTAACTCAGCGATTTATGCAACTTTAAACGCATAGTTTTAAACGGTTAGATAAATAAATTACCCTCTACTTAAAACGTAGGGGGTTTTTTATTATTATTATTGTAAATTTGTAAAAAAGGATTATGTCTTATTATAATTATCTTATAGACTATTCGTTAGAATACAACGGAGAAATAGTAGAACCCGTAACACTTGCGGAGGCTAAGAACTATTGCCGTGTGTCTACTTCAGCAGATGATGCGTTAATTACCGACCTTATAACGGAGGCAAGAGAAGCTATTGAAAAGGCAACGGGTCTATGTATTGTACCTAGAACGGTTACCGCTTGGTTTAATAATCCAAGTGGAGGGTTTAATTTACCTTACGGACCAATGACCTATTTTCTTGGTTTAGTTAGTGAAGATAATATGGGCATAGTAAACGGACAATTTAAGTTAGTCGGTGGACAATATCCTAAGGTCTTATATCCAACTTATTCTAATTTGAAGGCAACATATCAATCAGGGTTTGATTGTATTCCTAAAGACCTTAAAATAGCCATTCTTGACCAAATAGACTTTGATTACGAGAATAGAGGAGCAGATGTAGAAAGATACGACCAAACTGGAGTTTGTCAAAAGGCTTGGAGGGCATGCCAGCGTTATACTCGAACTTCACCAATATTATAATATGCAGATAGGTCAAAAAAAGAATAAAACGGTTAACTCCTCTACGATGACACGTAGGGCAGACCTTTACGCACCAACAACAACTATTGATGGCGAAGGCGGTTACACAACGGCTTTTACATTACAAGAGACTGTTTGGGGTGATTTTAGACCGGCACGAAGCATAAGAACTTTGCTAGAAGATGAAAAGACTTTCTATCAAGATGCTAAACTTTATATTAGATACGGAACAACTATAAACGAAGAATATCAGGTTTATGTTGAAGGCAAAATGTATACGATACAATCTATTAACGATGTTGATAATGCTCATAGATTTTTAGAAATCAATTTTTATGGCTAGTGAAATAAATGTTTTTGGGATAGATAAATTAATTGGCGATTTAAAAGCATATAGCGAAAAAGTCGAAATGGGTTTTAATAATGCAGTTAAAGAAGCTGCATTAAATACTGAAACCGGCGCTAAAATGGATTGCCCTGTGGATATGGGTATTTTAAGGAGTTCTATTCACACAGAACCATTTGAAGATGAAACCGGCAAAGGATACGAAGTATTGACAAGGCTTGAATACGCACCTTATGTTGAATTTGGAACGGGAGCAAAAGTATCTATACCAAACGGATATGATGAATATGCAGCTCAATTTAAAGGGCAAAAAAGCGTTGCCGGAATGAATGCTCAACCATATTTAATACCTAACTTTGAAATGCAAAAAGAACAATTAATAGCTAAAATAAAAATATTAATAAATAATGTATAATCCTAACGTAGATATAAAAAAATGGTTTTATACCAATTTAACCTCTGCCACAGGATTAGGGGTTTATGATGGCATTGCTCCCGATACTGCCGGTAATGAATACTTAATTTTAACCGGTAGAACATCAAGTCAAACACAAGGCAAAAACGGATATACTAATACTTTAGTATTCACAATAGACATTGTTACAAAAAATGCTAACTTTGGCTTTAAGCGTTCGGAGCAAATATCTAATTTGATTTTAGCGGCTATAAATTCGGATACTCATATAACACTACCAACGGGGTGGACTGCATCAAGTTTAAGCGTTGCCGGTATTAGGAATTTACAAGCATTAAATCCATTAGATAACGTTTTTAGAACTCTTTTAACTTATAATTTAACAATAACACAAACTCAATAAAAATGTCAGAAAGTAAAGTATCAGCCAGAAGTTACTTGTTATTCGCAGATGCTACAAATAGTGGCACATATAGCGTAGTAGCTTGTTTAACTTCAAATGCTATCACATCTTCAAACAATGTAATCGATGCGTCTTCTAAATGTGGAGATGATTACGAACCAGGTCCAAACTTTAAGCAATCAATTAAAGCGGAAGGTTTTGCAATTGACCAAACAGGAACACCAAGTAAAGATTCTTATGATTTGCTTTATTCTTTGCATGTAGCTAAGACTAAATTTGCAATCAAAATGGGTCCTTCTACTCCTGCAAGTGGTAATATAGTTTATGGAGGTACTGCAACGGATTTAGTGTTTATTTCTAATTGGGATTTAACTGCTCCGGATAAAGAAGATGTTAAGTTTACCGCGACTTTTGAAGTAGTAAACCCGCCATTAACACAAACTAAGACCGCATAATAAAAAACAACAACAACTATGTTTGAACTTAAATTGAAAAACAACACAATATCCTTGAAATGGGGTACTTGGGCAATGCGTGAGTTTTGTCAAACTTATAATTTGACCTTAGAAAGATATTTTGAGGCTTTAGCTGAAACACAAAAAGACATTGATAAAATTGTAAAGATTTTCTTTATTGGTTACAAGGCAGCTTGTATATCTAAAAAAGAAGAAATAATTTATACTGAGTTAGATGTTTGCGAGTGGATAGATGAAATAGGTTCTATTTATGTTAGCGAGGGGCAATTGGTAGAATATTTTAAATACATATTATCTACTATTAATGTCAATGTTAACGATGTAAAAGATACCGAGAAAAAAAAAGCCTCAAAACATTAACTTGGGATGATGTTTTAGTTAAAGCGGCGGAATGTGGAATAAGACCCAATGAATTTTGGGATATGACTTGGAAAGATTATAGTATTATCGTTTTGGGAACAGAACGAAAGGAGCTTAATGAATGGGCGAGGACAAGAAACCTCGCCTATATTATTTATTTAAGTGGCTCAGGAGAAAAACACCCTAAATCAATTAAATCATTTTGGCATATACCACAATTAGATGATATTGAAAATGATGTTAAAGAGGTTATGTTATCAAATGAAGAATTATCACGAACTTTGGCACTATACGGAATAAATTAAAATAATTATGGCAGATTTCAATACTTATTTAGGTGTCAAGTTTAAATTTGATAGTGTAGAGGCAAGAGCAGATATTATAAAGCTTTTAAATGACTTAGATTACTTTGAAAAAAAGTTAAAGAATAATTTTGATACTGAATCCATTAAAAGATTTACTTCTGCAATGGATACGGCCAAACAAGGCTTAAATGAATTTGGTGTTGAAGTTGATACAGTTACTCAACAATCCTTTCAAAATTTTAGAGCCGTTGGGCAAATGGATAGAATTACCCGTGAGTTTGCTTCGGGTGGTTTAACACAGGGATTGAATGGGCTTACTATGTTTGGTAATTCACTTACGAGACTTGCCGTTCAAGAAGGTGGTTTTAAAAATGCTATTCAAGGATTGGCAGGAGCGTTTACTGGACCTGCCGGAATAGTCTTGGCTTTATCAGCCGCAATAGGTTTATTTGAAGCATATCAAAAAAATGTAAAAAAAGCTACCGATGCAAATGATGAATTTATAAAATCTTTAAATGAAATTGCAGGTAGTTCTCAATCAAAGTTATCTTCCGGCGGTGTTTTAGCCGGTATTGTTACAGACCCTACCAAGGATATAAAAATAAGAGAAGCGGCATTAAATAGCCTTAAATCATTATATTCCGAAAGCGGAGAATTAGATAAATTGGATATTAAATCAAAAGAAGCAAATAATAAGCAACTTTTGATGTATGTTGTTAATAGAGCCGCAACTCAAGACTTTGATATTAGTAATCAAAAGAATTATGAAACAAAGTTAACCGCTTTATATGCAAGAAAAAAACAATTAGAGGATGAAAGAGATAGAGATTTAGCAAAGCCTAAAAAAGATATTATAGGCTCTGCCGGTGTTGGTGCTGCGCCATCTATTACAACAATTGACCAACAAAATGCTTTAATTATTTCTAAAGCAAACGAGCAAATTAAAAAAATAAATGATTTAATTGTTCCGGCGGAAGCTGCAAATAAGCGTTTATTAAATGCCGTTACTACTTTTTCAACTCCCGAAAAGCAAACTAAAGTAAAAGATTTTTCTTTATCAGACCAAATTTCTGCGCTTGAAAGAGAGATTGAATTAACTAAAAAATGGGCAGATGAAGAATATAGGCTTTATCATCAAAGGGAGGAATTTGCTAAGAAAAATATGTCTATTTCAAAGGCAGACACAGGAGTAAGCAATTTCAACGATTATTTATTTGAACAAAAAGAAAAGCAAGAAAAGAAAGCCAATACACCTTTTGATGATTTAAGTAAAGCGCCTAAAATTCCGGAGTGGATGAACGCTTTTACCGAATCCGTTAATAAAAATGATGATGCAATAAAGAAAGAATATAAAGATTATAAAGATTTTTCTAATTTATTATCTAAAACATTAACTCAAGATATAATCGGGCTATGGAACGCAATGCAAAAAGGCGAAAGCATAGGAGATGCAATCGGGCAAATGTTTTCTAAACTTGCTGAACAAATAGCTGCGGCTGCATTACAAGCGGCTTTATTTACTACAATTTTAGATTTGGTAAGTAGTGGCACTGCCGGTGACGCTGGGTCAAGTTTTGGCGATATATTCGGAAGTTTATTGGGTATTTCAGTTCCTAAACACGCTGAGGGTGGAATTACCACCGGTCCAAGTATAGGAATGATAGGAGAAGCCGGTCCGGAAGCAATTATGCCTTTATCAAAATTAGGAAATGTTATGAATAATAGTTTTAATGCCGGAGCAATGAGTGGAAACGGAAGTTCAGGCGGAGGACAATTTACTTTGAAAGGCAATGATTTAGTTTTAGCTTTGCAAAGAAGTAATTATTCACTTAATCTTAGAAGAGGAGCATAATGTCATACGCAAATAAATATCAATCAACATTCGCGACAAAAAGTGGTAAAACGGCTTATTTGTATTTATCAGAAGATGGTTATACAGGAAGCGTTATAAATTATCAAGGAATACATTTAGACCTTAATTACATCCCTACTTCGGATGACCCATTTGAGCCTATTTATGCAAGTCAATTAAACGTTATTATAGATATAACTGATGACTTAAATAATATGCCAAATTTAGTTACTTTAAACGATAGAAAATACCACGCTAAATTATATATTGATAGCGATTTAGAGTGGCAAGGTTGGGTATTAAGTGATAGTGTAAAAATTAGTTATTCTACGGGAAGAAAAGAAATGAGTTTTAATGCTATTGATGGATTAGGTATTTTAAAAGATATTTTATTGCCTATTTCGGCATCAACAAATATTAATCAATTAAATTCTCTTTTATATTATATTAATTTAAGTTTAAATTCAATAGCTTTTCCTACAAATCCAAACTTAAATATAGTTTGTTCTTATTATAGCACAGGAATGGTAGATAGAGGAACACATACATATAGCGAACCATTTTCTCAAACATATTTAGCCAATAGAACTTTTGTTAGTAATTATGTTTATTTAGATTGTTTACAAACATTAAGTAATATTGTTAAGTCTTTTGGTTGTAGAATATTCCAAGCCGGAGGTAAATGGTGGATTGTAGCTATTAATGAATTTGCAAACACTGGCGCTTATTATACTCAATACGATTCAACGGGTTCGGTTGTAACAAGCGGAACAATAAATACCCTTAGTACGATACAAGGATATACCGGCAATACAAGTGGATTATATTTTATAGATAATTCACAAATTAAAATTTTAAGAAAAGGTTATAATAAACTACTACAAAATATTTCAATACCGGTAGCGGATAATTATGCCCCTAATGGCAATTTTAGACCTTATACGGGCAATATTGTAACAAATTGGGATGTTGGTGCAATAGGAACGGGAAGTAGCGTTACAATAGTCGATAATGCTTCTTTTGATTCTGCTCAATATCGTATAGTAAGAGGAAGCACAGGTTCTGCATTTATAGAAATTGCAATCGCAAGTTCAGGACAACCGGCAAGAGGCCCATTTGTAAATGGAAATAATGCTTTAGATATTTCTTGGATATTTCAAGGGCAAAGTTTAGGTTCAACTCCAAGAGCCGTTGTTTATTTATATGTGACCGATGGAACTAATCAATACAATTGGAATGGAACTGCTTGGATTTATAATAGCGTAGGAACTTATATGAATATACCTGCTTATACGGGTTCAAGTGGTAATGATGTAAACAATTATAGTTTTCAGACTCAACCTACTCCAATAGCCGGTCAAATATTTTTTAAATTATCATTGGAAGCCGGAACGGGAACTTTTATACAAATAAGTAATTTTAAAATATCTGTTATTCCTTTTGCAAGTGCGGTTAATTATTTTGGATATTTAACAACTTCTTTATCTTATGTAAAAACAACTGATATTCCTTATGGTTATGCAAGTCCTGAAACGGGTTATGCTCCCGAATTAGGTATATTTTTAAATGCTTCCGGCGCTTATATGGATAGTTGGTATGAATACGGCTCAAGCACAACTTATGATTCAATGTTATCTTTATTGTATCAAAAATATATGAACATATTTGGTAAAAACATAATTAATATAGATGCAAGTTTAAGTAGTTGGAATACCGCTAACGGATATTTAAACACTTCTAAATTATTTAAAGCTGATGATACTGACCCAAGTCAAATAAATGTTAGCGCAAATTCATATATGTTAGGCAATTCAACTATAAGTTATCCCAATGATGAAGTTAAGGCAACATTATTGCAAATATCTAACACACCAATATCAGCAACATTTGGGCATACCTTTACATATAATACCTTTAATTAAGTTAAATTTGCAATATGAATAATGTAACGGGTGAAAATATAATGCTTTATTATCACGACCCTATTTCGGGCAATGATATTCCTTTCGCTTGTTCTACAAATTGCACATTTAACGTACAAGTAGGGCAAAAAGAGGTAACAAGTCAATCTTCGGCTTGGTATAAAGAGTTTAAAAACGATGTAGCTTCTTGGACTGTTTCTTGCGATGGCTTAATAACTTTAGACAATTACGGGTATTTATTTTTATTGCAACAACAACAAAATAGAACTACTATTTTAGTAAAGTTTGTAATCGATAACGGAGTAAATGGTTTAGTGATTATATCGGGGAATTGTAATCTTACAAATCTTCAAATTAATGGTCCTTGGAAAGACATAGCGACTTATTCGGTTAGCTTACAAGGTACTGGAGCTTATGGCACAACGGGTACAACAATAAGTCCAACAGGTACAATAATAGTGGCAGGAAGTCCTATTATAAATAAAGAATATGTGGGTTCAGGTGGAGAAACAACAATAGTTTGGAGCAGCGTTATAAGCAAAAATTGTGTTTATGTTTCAAGAGGTGGTGTAGATGTAAGACAAATTTTAACAACAGGAACTCCAACCAATGACCAAGTAAAATGGAATTCTTCAACGGGAACATTAACATTTGGAACTGCTTTAGTTTCTAATGAATTTATAAGAGCATTATTTAATTAATTATGAGCCAATTACAATTAGCAAATATTTTAGCAGGTTCAGGGAATGTACTTGCCGGAGGAGATAATACAGGGAATGTAACTAAGATTACTTTAGGAACAAATCTTTCTTTGACTTCAGGTGTTTTAAATGCTGCATCCGGCTCTACAATTACTTTAACTACTACGGGTAATTCAGGAGCATCTAGTTTAATTAGCGGGGTTTTAAATGTTCCTACTTATTCTTTAACTGGATTAGGAGGAGTGCCAAGTACAAGAACATTAACTATAAATGGAACTACTTATGATTTAAGCGCTGATAGAAGTTGGACAATACCAAGTGCGGTTACTTCTTTTAATACAAGAACGGGTGCAATTACTTTGACAAGCGGAGATGTAACGAGTGCATTAGGATTTACTCCTTATAATTCAAGTAACCCAAGTTCATTTATTTCTTTGAGTTCTTTAACTGCGGGTAGTCCTTTAAATTACAATTCATCAACGGGAGTTTTTACAATTACTCAATCTGATTCAACACATAGCGGATATTTAAGCGCTACCGATTGGGTAACATTTAATAATAAATTAAATAATTTATCGCTTACTACTACGGGTTCAAGTGGTGCAGCAACTTATGTAGGAAGTACATTAAATATTCCTAATTATACGTTAAGCGGATTAGGAGGACAACCGGCATTAAATGGAATAGGATTAGTAAAAATGATAGGAACTTCGGTTTCTTATGACAACAATCCTTATATAACATTAACAAATTTAAGCGGAGGAACGGGTATTTCTTATAATGGTGCAACGGGTGTTATTACTTCTACAATTACACAATACACAGACGCATCAGCAAGAAATGCTATTTCGGTTAATTCTCCCTTATTATATAATTCAACTACGGGTGTAATTAGCATACCAAATGCTTCTTCAACTCAAAATGGTTATTTAAGTTCAAGTGATTGGATTACTTTTAATAGTAAAGGAGTATCAATTTCTTTTACTACTTCGGGAAATTCAGGTGCAGCGACTTTTAATAGTACTACAGGTGCTATGAATGTTCCTAATTATACTCTAAGTGGTTTAGGCGGACAACCGGCATTAAATGGAACGGGTTTTGTAAAAGCAAGTGGCACCACAATAAGTTATGACAACTCAAATTATTATTTATCAAGTAACCCAAATGGATATATAAATAGTTCAGGTTCTTGTTCTTATGCAACATCTGCGGGTTCAGCCGGAAGTGTTGCTTGGAGTAATGTAAGTGGCACTCCTACAAATTTATCTCAATTTACAAATGACTTAGGTAATTATGGGGGATGGTTTTCTGCAAGTGGTGGCACTATTAGTGGCTCAGTTGCTGTTACCTCATCTGTTACGGCTACTTCTTTTTATGAATCATCGGATGCTCGATTGAAAAATGTTTTATATCAAAGCAAATCCGATAATATAACCACTATTAATTTTACTTGGAAAAATCAAAATAAAAATACAAAATGGGGTTATATAGCACAAGAAGTAGAGGAATATTTGCCATACGCGGTTGAAAATGATGAAGAAGGATTTTTAAAAGTAGATTATAATCAAGTTCATACTTGGAAGATTGCACAATTAGAAGCAAAAATTGCACAATTAGAAAAAAGATTAAATGCTTAGTAATAATTATTTAGTAACATTTGACCAAGTTGTTTCATTAGGGATTGGCAGAACATCAACTTCTTATCCTTATTCAGGTAATAAGATAATGACAAAGGATAATCTTATTGCTTATTTCTATGTCAACACTACAATATTAGCCCCTTATAGCGGGAATCAATGTGTAATGTATCAAGATATTTCTGCAGCAAGTCTTGTTAGTATTTCGGTTTATGGTAAAATTTCATCAGGAACGGGTAGATATGTTTGGTATAGTATAGACGGAGGTACAACTTTTGTTCAATTAATTACTTCAATGACAACTTCGGGAAGATTGGTTGGTACAATGTCTATTTATTCAGGTACAAATGTAACTTTTGCGGTATCGGATATAAGTGGACCTAATTCTTCGGGATATAAACCAACGGCAGTTGCTATAAATACAGGTTATCCTTCGGTTGGGACATCTTGCACAGGATTTATAACAAAAAATGTTACTTCCGGAAATACTATTTATGTTTCAGGCAACAATATTTCAACTTGGTGTTAATTTACTAAATTTGTAAAAATATAAATATGTCTTGTAATAATACAAATGCAGATTTTAGACCTGCTCAATATAACATTCAAATATGGAGAAACGATACTTGGAGCAATAAATTTGCTTTATTTACCGGCACAACTCCTATTAATTTAACAGGAGCAAATGTTGAAATTCAAGTTAGACAAACTCCTTCCGGTTCAACTGCTTATTTAACATTAGGAATAGGAACAGGTATCACAATAGGTGGAACAAATCACAACGAAATTAATATTAATTCTTTAGTTAATATAAATGCTGGTTCTTATGTTTATGATATAGCCGTTCAATTTGCAGATTTAAGTGAAAAAACTTATGTGTGGGGAACTTTTATTGTTTATGAAGACATAACTAAAATATAATGAGTACAACAATTAATATAACCGAAGATGTAATTAATGTAGTAGTAACGGAAGAAACTATAAATATTGAGGCATCGGGTGGGCAAGGTCCAGTTGGTCCAACGGGTCAAGGTGTTCCAACGGGAGGAACTTCTGGACAAGTATTGGCAAAAAATAGTTCAACTAATTACGATACAAGTTGGATTACTTATGATAATGCAAATTGGGATACTGCCTATAATCGTTCTTTGGTTTCTGCTTCAGTCACAGGTACGACAACTAAAACTTTGACTTTAAATGAGCAAAGCGGTAATACAATTACTGCTTCTTGGACTGATTTAAACGGAACGGGTACAGTTACCTCAATAGCAACTACCTCCCCTTTAACAGGCGGTACAATCACAACAAGTGGCACAATAGGAATAAACAAGGCAACAACTTTAGTAGATGGTTATTTGTCAGCTACGGATTGGAATACATTTAATAATAAACAATCGGCTTTGGGATTTACTCCTGAAGATGTAGCTAATAAGTCTACTTCTACTTCTCTTGGTACTTCTAATATATTATACCCTACTCAAAATGCCGTTAAATCTTATGTTGATTCAGCAGTAGCGGTAACAAGTGTTTTTGGGAGAACGGGTGCCGTAACTGCTCAAAGTGGAGATTATACAACTTCTTTAGTAACGGAAGGTACTAACCTTTATTATACGGATGCAAGAGCAAGGGCAGCTATTTCTTTAACAACTACGGGAACTTCGGGTGTATCTACATATAATTCATCTACAGGTGTTTTAAATATACCTAATTATGGTTCAGTTTTAACGGGTTATGTTCCTTATACAGGTGCTATAAGTGATTTAAACTTAGGTACTAAAAACTATTACGGAAATGCTTATTTTGATGGTTTTACTTCGGTTGCTGCTTCAGGTACGCAAATAGTATTAACGATAAATTCAACACCAAGTTATTTAGTTACAGGGTCAGGCGGTCAAACGATTAAACTTCCCGATGCTACTACCTTGCCTAATGGAGCAGATTTTTATTTTAATAATAATCAAAGTTCAGGGGCAATTTTAGTAAATAATAATTCAAATACTTTAGTAAAATCCGTTCCTTCGGGGGGTTATTTAGTTTTAACATTAACTGATAATACAACGACTGCCGGTGGTTGGGATGCGCATTTTCAAGCTCCTTCAAATGTTTCTTGGAGTACAAATACATTAGATTATGGAGGTTCTATTACAAGTGCAACTTGGAATGGTACAACAATAGCTATTAATAGAGGTGGAACAGGTGCAACAACGGCAGCAGGTGCTTTAAGTAATTTAGGCGGGATAGGGTTAACTTCTTTAAGTGCAAGTTCACCTTTAAGTTATAATAATACTACGGGTGCTTTTTCAATAAGCCAATCGAGTACATCTACTAATGGATATTTAAGTTCTACTGATTGGAATACATTTAATAATAAGCAAAGTGCTTTAACTAATCCTGTAACAGGTACAGGTACTACAAACACTTTACCTAAATTTACTGCTGCTTCTACAATAGGCAATAGTAATATTAGCGATAGTGGTACTTTAGTAACTATTGCAAGTGCATTAACTTTATCAGGTTCAGTAACAGGTGTTGGTAACCTAATTAATTATTCAGTTACTGCAAGTGCAGGTTCTGCTATATCAAAGAAGATTACATCTACTCTAATTGCTGCTGCTAATAATGATGTGTTAGTTGGATTGGATATTAACCCTAACTATGTAGGTGGTGTAGGTGCAACAAATACTATTGTAGGTGGTACATCATATACTACAGGTA